CCGCTGGCGCCCCCTGTCTGACCAGGAGCGTCGGCGGGCCGAGGTCCTGATCGGCGACGTCACGGACCTGATCGTGGCGACGTGCCCGCGGTGGGACAAGGCGACCGACCTGACTCGCCGCCGGATCACGTGCGCCGTTGTGAAGCGGGCCATGCAGGGAGACTCCGGCATGGGTGGCTCGAACCTGGGCGCCTACCCGGAGCCCCGTGGGACTCTCTCCGCGGAGTCGCACACGACCGGCCCGTACACGGACAACTACACGTACTCGAACCCGGACGGGGACCTGTTCCTGAAAGCCAAGGAGATCCGGGCGCTCGGGGGCGCTCGCTCCCGCGCGCACGAGGTCGACCTCCTGAGCGGGGCTCGCCCCATGAGCCAGGTCGACGAGCTGGTCTGGCTGTTTGGGGGCGTGGTCCCGTGACGGCGTTCGGTTGGGTACAGGTCACCAGGCGCCGCCGTGCGCCGGACGGCGTGGACCAGTATGGCGAGCCGGTTCCGGGCTCGTGGACCGAGGAGGCAATTAGTGAGCGGGCGCTGTTCGCGCCGGACGACAGCCTCGAGTCCACGAGCCCGGGCCTGGCCCAGGTCGTGTCGTCCGTGGCTCTGTACTGGCGCGGTTCGCACCCGGACGTCGTGGCTTCGGACCGGCTCGTGGTAGACGGCGTGGAGTACGCGGTGATCGGGCGGCCGTACGACTGGCCTAAGGGCCTTAAGGTGAAGATCGAAGCGGTAGAGGCGAGAGGCGTGTGATGGGCTCGGTCAACTACAAGCCGAACAAGCGGGTGGCTCGCCAGATTCTGACCTCCCAGTTGGCGTACGCCGCGGTGAACGACGGAGCCCGCAAACTCCGGGACCGCGTGGGCGAGGGCTTCCACACCCACCAGGGACATGGATCCACCCGCGCCCGCGCTTACGTGTCCGCGGACTCCGGTTCGAAGATCGCGCGGGCCAAGCTCCGGGATCACGCGCTCGAGCGGGTCCTAGGCTCCCTGCCCCCGTCGACGAAGGACTGACGCCGTGCCCCAGGTACCCGACGTGAAGGCCGAGGTCATGAATCGCCTGCGGGCGGTCCTGCCCTGCCTGGTGGTTAGCAAGCGCCCCGAGGGCGCGGACACGCCGCCGGAGTTCGTACGTGTGATCGCCACGGGCGGCGCTGGTCGCCTACATGTGGCCACCGCCCACGTCCAGCTGACGATCGACTCGTACGCCCCCACGACCGGCCGGGCTATGAAACTCGGTCTGGACGTGGACGGCGTGATGAACACGCTCCCCAAGACCGACGCCCCTGTAGGCGCCGTAACTGGCACATGTCCCGCCGAGGGCGTGGACGACTCAACCGTCGCTAAGCGAGTGACGGCCACCTACCAGATCACCGCGCGATTGGTGTGAGAAAGGACCAACCATGGCAAAAATCGACGCCGCGAACACGCTTATGTTCGGCTCCGAGTCGGACGCGATCTACCTGAGCGAGTACACGAAGAACTTGCTGAACTCGGTGACCGCTCTGGACTCGGCCGTCCCCACGACCATGGAGGACATGGGCTGGATCTCCGAGGACGGCCTGTCGATCAATCTGAACGACTCGTCCGACAAGATCAAGGGCCACCAGGGCCATGGAACCGTTCGCCTCTACATGAGCGACTCCACGACTCAGCTCGAGGTCTCGCTGCTTGAGGCGAAGGCGAAGACTCTGGGCTGGAACTTCGACGCCACGGTGGAGAAGATCACCGGCCAGGGCGGAAAGCCGGACTACGCGAAGGTCGTCGCTCCGTCCGCCCGTGCGGCTCGTGACTTCACTGGCCTGGTGGACGGGTTCGACACGGCGAACTCCACGACCCAGTGGCGGATCTTGTTCCCCCGGCTGACTCTGGGCGAGCGCGAGGGAATCGCCATGAAGGTCGGCGAGCTGACTGTGTTTAAGTTCACGCTCGAGGTCATCGGCGGGTTCACGATCCTGACGAACCACCCGGCCATGATCCCGGCCTGACAGACTCCCCGGGACCGGGCGGTTGCCAGTCCCCCGGTCCCGGGCGAGACCCCCACAAACTGGCGCAACTGGCACAACTGGCAAGGAGGAGCCCATGACGGCAACCAAGAAGATCAGCCCGGCGGAGAAAGCCCGCCGGGAGGCGCAGAGCGCCGAGGACCGCGGCGAGATCCGTCCCGTGAAAGTCGACCTGTGGGGCGAGGTGATCGACCTGGACCCGACTCTCTACCAGGAGCTGGACCTGTTGGCCGACGCCATGATCTCCGACGACGACACGGAGACCGAGGAGGAGCGGATCAAGGCCTCGCTGCGGATCGTCCGCCGCCTGTGCGGTAACCGCTGGGCGCACGTCATGGCCGCCCTCAAGCGCGCTAACGACGGGCACGCCCCGTTGGCCGCCATGCGCGAGATCATGGAGAAGTGCGCGGAGGCCGCCCAGTCCCCGGAATCATCGGGCTCCCGGGAGTCCTGAATCGTTACTGGGATGAGGCTGAGGCGGACCTACAGCGGGTCTACGGGATCGACCTGTCAGACTTGTGGCGAGGTCGCCTCAGTTTCCGTCGGATCGCCGTGCTGCTACGGGGACTGCCCGCCGGCAGTTGCCTGGGGCGCGCGGCGGGTGGCTCCGCCGCCTGGTCCGACGAGACCGCCGCGATCCTGTACGGGTTGTGGCGGGTCGAGTCCCGTATCGTCTCCACGATCCCGGGGGCAAAACGAAGAGACTTCCCGAGTCCGCCCGAGCCGCCGGAGCCCGGCTGGCAGGACCGGATCCGGGAGAAGGCCGAGAGGGAGAAGGCGAAGGCCCGCAACTGGCTGGCTCGTCACCCCGAGCTCGGTCTGTCCGTATAACTGACGAAGGAGCCGCCCATGGCTGGTTACGATCTCGGAACTGCGTGGATCCAGGTCGCGATCTCCACGAACAAACTGCAGTCGCAGATTCGCGAGGCCATGGGCGGCGTGGACACGCGGCCCGCCGAGAACCGGATCGTCGGTGGCCTGGGCGGGGCGTTCAAGCAGGTCGGGAAGATCGCGGCCACCACGCTGACCACGGCGGCTACGATCGGCACGGGTCTGCTGTTCGGCGACATAGCGAAGCAGGCGATCGACGCCAGCGACGCGACGAACAAGTTCGCGAACACGCTCAAGTTCGCGGGCAAGTCGTCCGAGGAAGTCAAGCAGCTGACCGCGTCCGTGAAGGACTACGCGGACCGGACGGTCTACGGACTCGGCGACATACAGAACATAACGGCGCAGCTCGCGTCCAACAACGTCGCGAACTACGACAAACTGGCTGAGGCCGCGGGCAACCTGAACGCCGTCGCCGGTGGAAACGCCGAGACTTTCAAGTCCGTCGGCATGGTTCTGACTCAGACCGCCGGTCAGGGCAAACTCACGACGGAGAACTGGAACCAGTTGTCCGACGCGATCGCCGGTGCTTCCGGTCCGCTGCAGGAGCAGATGCTCAAGAACGGCGCGTACACGGGGAACTTCCGCGACGCCATGCAGAAGGGTGAGATCACCGCCGAGGAGTTCAACCAGGCGATCATGCAGCTGGGCATGACGGACGTCGCCAAAGAGGCGGCCACGTCGACCCAGACGATTGAGGGCGCGTGGGGAAACCTCGAGGCGGCTCTGGTCTCGGGCGGCATGAGCGTCCTGGACCGGGTCAAACCCGCGCTCACCGGGTTCATGAGCCAGATCGCGACCGGTTCGGAGACGGCCTTCGGCTGGATCAACGACAAACTGATCCCGGGGATCGGCGCGGTCTGGGACGTCCTGGCACACGGCCAGTTCGACGGGTCCAGCAAACTGTTCGGACTCGAGGAGGACTCCGGGGTCGTCGACTTCCTGTTCAAGATCGGCGAGTCCGCCCGGGCCGCGGGCGGCTGGATCACCGGCACGCTCATACCCGGCCTGCAGGGCGTCGCGTCGATCCTGTTCTCCGGCGACTACCAGGGGCCGGACAAGTTGTTCGGGCTTGAGGAGGACAGCGGCCTGGTCGATTTCCTGTTCCGGATCCGGGACGGGGCGATGGCCGCCGGGGAGTGGATCAACAACACGCTAATCCCGTCGGTCCAGGGGCTGGCGTCTCTGGTCTTCACGGGGGACGCGAGCAAGCCGATTCTGGGAATCAAGCCGGACTCGGCGCTCATGGGTTTCTTCGAGGGACTGAGGGACGCGGTCAGCAAGGCCGTGGACGCGGCCTTGAAGTTCTCCGGCTGGGTGATCGACAACAAGGGCGTGCTGTCGACTCTGGGGGTCACGATCGGCACGGTCGTGGCTTCGTTCTACGCCCTGAACACGGCGACCAAGACGATGGCGGCGATCCAGTCCGCCGGCAGTCTGCTGCAGTTCGTGGCCGGGCTGAACTCCATGAAGCGGGCCGTCGATCTGGCTAAGGGCGCGCAGGCGGCGTTCAACGTCGTGATGAACGCGAACCCGATTTTCCTGGTCGTGACCGCGATCGCCGCGGTGGCCGCCGGTCTGGCCTGGTTCTTCACCCAGACCGAGACGGGTAAGAAGGCGTGGGCGGGAATCACCGCTGAGTTCCGCAAGTTCCTGGACTGGATCGCGCCCTACTGGGACGCCACGATCAACGCGCTCGGTTCCACGTGGAACAAAGTCTGGGGCGCGGTCAGCGGGTTCTTCACGTCCTATGTCGTGCCGGTGATCTCCGGGGCGGTCTCCGTCCTGAGCACGGTCTGGTCGACTCTGTCCACCGCGGTCTCCACCGTGTGGAACGGGATCAAGGCCGTGATCAGCGGTGTGGTCGGCTGGATCTCCTCCTGGGTCGGTCCGGTCCTGTCCGGGGTCTGGACCGGGATTAAGGTCGGCGTGTGGATCCTGGCCACGGCGGTCGCGCTCTACTTCCAGGCGTGGAAGTTCGCGATCTCCACCGTAGTCGACTGGATCATGACGTACGTGGCTCCGGTCCTGTTGACCGTGTGGGAGGGGATCAAGGTCGGAGCCCGGGCCCTGTGGGCCGGGATCGTCTGGGTCTGGGACGGGATCAAGGCGGCCGCGTTCGTCGTGGTCGGCTGGTTCCAGACCTACGTGCAGCCCGTCCTGTCTCTCGTGTGGTCGGGGATCCAGGTCGGCGCGCAGTTGCTGTGGACCGCCATGCAGTGGGTCTGGTCGGGGATCCGCACGGCCGTGTCCCTGGTCGTGGCCTGGTTCCAGGCGTACGTGCTTCCCGTCCTGTCGCTGGTCTGGGACGGGATCAAGGCCGGAGCCCAGCTGTTGTGGACTGGGATCACGATGATCTGGAACGGGATCAAGTCGACCGTGCTCACGGTCGTCTCCTGGTTCCAGACCTACGTGTCGCCCACGATCTCCACGGTCTGGAACGGGATCAAGTCGAGCACCGACCTGTTGTGGGGCGGACTCAAGACCGTGTGGAACGGAATCAAGTCGACGATCAACTCGGTCGTCAATTGGTTCCAGAACACGGTCAAGCCGATTTTCGACACCGTGACCTCGAACATAAAGAGCGCGTTCGAGACCATGAAGTCCGGGATCCAGACCGTGTGGGACGGCGTGAAGTCGGTCGCCGCCAAACCAATCAACTTCATAATCAACACGGTCTACCGGGACGGGATCAAGAAGACGGCCGACTCTATCGCGGACAAGCTCGGGCTGGGGCTGCGGCTCCCGTCCGTCTCCGGGATCCCCGGGTACGCGTCCGGTGGCGTCCTGCCCGGTTACACGCCCGGGCGTGACGTCTATCACTTCTACAGCCCGGACGGCGGTGGGGCGCTGGCCCTGTCTGGTGGCGAGGGAATCATGCGACCCGAGTGGGTCCGCGCCGTCGGTGGCAAGGCGGCCGTGGACCGGATGAACGACGCCGCCACGCACGGCTCGGGCCGGTCGATCCCGGGCGGGGACCGCGGCACGAAGTTCGCGGCCTTCGCCAAGGGCGGCGTGTGGGACAAGATCAAAGGAACCGTGAGCAGCGGCTGGGACACGGCCACCAGCTGGATCTCCTCCGCGGCCGACGCCGTCTCTTCGATCATCTCCGACCCGCTCGGGGCGGTCGAGCACCTGATGCGTGCGCCGATGAACCTGGCCATGAAAGCCCTGCCCGGCTCGGCTTTCTTCCACGACATGGCGGGCGCGATCCCCGGTAAGTGGGTCGACAGCTTCGGCGAGTGGCTCAAGGGAAAGACCGCGAACATGGCGGCCAGCGGCATAGTCAACGCCGCGCGTAAAGCGATCGGCGCGACCTACGTGTGGGGCGGCTCTTCGATCCCGCCCGGCGTCGACTGTTCCGGCCTGGTCTACTGGGCGGCTCACCAGCTCGGCTCCCAGATCCCCCGTTTGACGGCCGCGGGCTACCAGGCGGGCTCCACGCCCGGTGGCTCCTACAACACGCCTGGCACGCTCTTGTTTTGGGGCGCTCCCGCTCACCACATAGCGATCGCCTCCGGTAACGGCATGATGGTCGAGGCTCCGACTTTCGGGATCCCGGTCCGTGAGGTCCCGATCTACGGGTCCCCGTCTACCGGCTTGTACAAGTTCGACGACGGCGGCTTCCTGCAGCCCGGGATCACGCCGGTCCTGAACGCGACGGGTAAGCCCGAGCCGGTCTTCACCGGCAGTCAGTGGGACAAGATCGACGAGCTCCTGACGCGCCAGAACAGCCCGTCCGAGTTGACGGTCGTGGACGTGGACGGTAAACTAGTCGGTAGGATGCGTGTGGAGGCCGAGCGCGTGGTTATCGCCGCCTCCAGCGACAACTGATAGGGGCGTGGTGGCTATAAAGGCTTGGATCGGTGAGGTCTCCGGATTGCCGTCCCTGCTTGTGGACGGACCCGGCCGGATAATGGCCGGGGACCGCCTCCTGGCCGTGGTCGGTCAGGGCCAGCGCCTCGTGGCTGACGCCCTGGCCGCCCCCGGCGTCCCGATCACGTACCGGATCGGCGCGGAGAGCGCCGAGCTCACCCGCCCCGTCGGCGACTGGTACGGCGTGCACGTCGCCAGCCGGGACGGCCGGTCGATCCCTGGCCTGGTCTACGTACATAACAGCGACCCGTTGGACTGGTCCGCCCAGGTGGCCCGCGTAGGTGGCGTGACCCGGTGGGCGCTGCGGGATGAGCCCGTGACCGGCGAGGGCGTCATCGTGTGCCCGCCCGCCTACGAGGCGTACATGTGGTGGCTGTTACAGTCCCACAACCCGATCACGCTGGTCCCCACCGCCCCCACGGACGGCGTGCCGCCCCGAACTGTCGTGGTCAACAGCGTCGCACGCAAGCGCCTGTGGGACCAGGACCTGCAGTTCACCGTGAAGTGGACCGAGTTCGAGCCCCAGGACAACCGGACCGGCCTCGGGGCCGTCCCGGTCACCACGTGGGGCGAGTGGTCCGACTACGGCGACAGCCACCCGGACGAGCCGGGCTGGCAGGCGTGGTCCGCGCTCGAAGTCGCCCGCCGCGTACAGGGGATGCCGTGAGACCCGGCCCCAGCACCGAGGTGCTCAAGGGAGTCGTCACCGTCGGGGCCCGGATCGACGTCCACCTGGGGCGAACCGTCGTCGCCCTGGACGTCCCGTGTGAGGACGTACAGATCGACTGGGCGTCCGACCGGATCGTCCCCGGGAAACTGACGTACACGTGCCCGTCCGGTTGGGTGCCCGAGTCCCCCGCGGCCGCCCTGAACAACTACGGGCAGCGCAGTCACGTGCTCATGGTTCTCGAGACCCCGACCGGCCGCGACTCGGTCGACCTGGGCTGGTGGCAGCACCAGACGTGGGAGGAGGACGCCTCCGGGAAGGTCAAAGTCGAGGCCCTGGACCTCATGCAGCTGCTTGAGCAGGACCCGATGGCCTGGCCGTCGTCCCCACCCAGCGGAGCGACCGTCCTGACCGAGGCACAGCGCCTGGCTGGGGCTCTGCCCGTGGTCCTGGACCCGGGGACCCCGAACCCGCCGGTCAGTCCCTCCACTCAGTGGGGTCACAGCCGGTCCGAGGCGATCCGGGACCTGTGCGTGGCCCGGGGCCTAAACTGGGCGGTGAAGGCCGACGGCCAGCTCCACCTGTGGAAGCAGACCGACGCCCGCGAGCCGGTGGCCCGCTACACGGGTCGTGACCTGTTGGTGGAGGCGCCCCGCAAGAGCGTGGACCGCCGCCCGAACCGATGGGTGTCCGTCGGCTCCCCCCAACAGGAGGACGATAAGAAGCCCGCCGTCCGCTGGACCGGTACCGCGCTGAACACGTCCTGGCCGTATGAGCCGTCCGTGTACGGGTGGGTCACGGATCGGCGCGAGTTCAACGCCGCGTCCTCCGCCGCGGCCGTAAGGCAGGCCGCGAACACGAACATGCTCACGGCGCTGTCGGCCGCCTCGAAGCGGTCGCTCGAGATCGTCCCGGACCCGCGGCTCGAGGTCGGCGACGTGATCGCCGTACACACGGGTGTGGACGAGATCATCGTGGGCAAGATCGTCGCCTACAGCCTGCCGGTGGACAAGCCGGGCGGGCTGATGCGTGTGGATGTGGAGGAGCTGGCATGGTGAACCCGAACCTGTGGATCGACCGCAAGCCGTCCCCAGCCACGGCGGTCGCCTCCCAGCAGGCGTCGTACGGTAGCGGCTCGCAGGCGGGTACGTGGACCACGGGCCGTGTCCTGGAAGTCCTGGACGGCGGACTGGTCCGCGTGGAACTGCCGGCTGACGACCCGGCCAGCGAGGTCGTAGCCCCGGCTGACGGCGGCGTGACCGCGGTCGGTGCGGAGTGCACGTGCCTGCAGTCTGGTGACGGCCGTGTCTACCAGGTGGTGGCACCGGTGGCTCTGCCTGAGGGGGCTGCAGCCCGCCCAACCGGTCTGACGGGCCGGTACGCGCTCGAGGCCGCGGGGACGCGTGCCGAGCTGGACGCGACGAAGAAGGAGATCGAGGCCGCCCAGAAGCGCCTGAATCAGGAGGTCCAGGCCGCGAAGGACGCCGCGACCACCTCCGGTGAGGCGGCCGCGAACGCCCTGAAGCGAGCGATCGGTCGCGTGACGGTCGCTGCTACCGCCCCGGACTCCCCCGTGGACGGGGACGTGTGGGTGGTGACTGGTGCGAACAAGCAAGCCACCGGGATCAAGGTCTGGAACGCCGCGGACAAGGCGTGGCAGGACCACACGCTGGTGGCTGGGCGCGTCCTGGTCCCGGGCTCGGTGGGCTCGGTCCAACTAGCTGACGGCGCGGTCACCGCGTCGAAAGTCGTCGCCTCGAACGAGTTGTGGGCGAAGCTCGCGACCTTCGCGAAAGTCACGACCGCCATGCTCGAGGCCGGGCAGGCGAGGATCACGGGCGAGCTCCTGGCCGACACGATCCGGCTATCCACGCGGATCGTGGCCGGTGACCCGTCTGGGGACGCCGCGATCATGGACTCCACGGGCCTCCACGTGGTAAAGGCCGTCGGGAACCAGCCCACGGAGGTCGTCACGCTCGGTACCGCCGGTGCGGACTTCCTGTCGATCACTGGCACGGACGGCCTGGCTAAGGCCACGATCACCGGCGACGGCGTCGTGTCCGCTCAGTCCCTGTCCGTGGCCGACCGACTGACCTGGCGCGGCGCGGACCTGGCTGAGACCCTGGCCGCCCTGCCCCGCGGCGTGGTCGCCCATGGATCCGTGTGGCCGTGGCCGGGGAACAACCGCCACCAGGTTGGCGTGACCGACTCCGTGTTCGAGCTCGTTTTCGACGCCGAGGCCGGACGCGCGTACCGAGCCGAGGCCGTGGTCCCGTGGTTCTCGAACAAGCCGAACGCCATGCTCGAGTTCTGGCTGCGCTACGCGACCGTGGACGGCGGGAAGCACCAGACCGAGCACCGGTTCCGCGCCACCTCGGACAACGTGCGACAGATCCAGACCAGTCAGGCCGTCTTCCCCGTATGGACGCCCCCGGAGTCCGGTACGTACCGGTTGCTGTTCCTCGTGGCCTCCACCTACGGATCCGAGGGCGTGACTCTGACCGTGGAGGACAAGAGTTTGCCCCAGCCGTACGCCCTGGTGCAGGACCTGGGGCGCGCGGTGGAGCCGACTCTGCAGGCGAACAAGTCCGTCTCGCTGGGCGTGACCAAGCCCGTGGAGCAGCCCAAGCCGAAGCAGAACTACACGAAGCAGTTCCGCTCCAACTGGTGGCGCGCCTACTCCAACGGCTCACCCGACTCGGCCTGGCCGGACACCATGCCACAGGGCCGCTACGCCAGTTGGAACTACAGCAGCCTGATCGGCTTCCCGGACATGACCGGGAACCTGCGCGGCGCGACGATCACGGGCATGCGAGTCTACGCGTACGCGCGCCACTGGTACGGGCAGACCGGCGTCGCCTCCATCGGCGTGCACCCGTACGCCTCCGCGCCCGGGTCGTTCAACCCCAACGGCGCGTGGCGCTGGCACGAGGCTGGCGGCTGGGGCCGTGGCGAGGGCCGGTGGGTGAGCGTCCCCAGAAACCTCTGGCCGGGGTTCAAGGACGGCACGTACCGCGGCATCTCTTTCGAGGGGGTCGGGAACGCGTCGTACGGCTACTGGTCCCACGACCTGGTGATCGAAGTCTCTTACACGAAGTAACAAGGAGGACACGTGCCCACGACTCACTGGAAGGGAGTCCCGGTCCCGGAGGCCGGAGACGACCTGTTGTCCGCGTGGCCCGCCGCCCTGGACGCCGCGGGGATCGTCTTCCCCGCCCAGTCCGTGGCCGCTGGTCGGGAGATTCTGTCGAAGGCGGAGGCCGCCGGTCACCCGCCCACGGCCGCGCACCCCGCTTACCTGGACGTCGGCGGCGTCCTGTACCGATCGGACGGTTCGAAGAACGGCAACACGTGGATCCTGCGACCGATCAACGAGGTCCAGGCCGTGGAGGCCAGCGTCCCGATCAACAACACGCTCAAGCTCGGGAACGGCCAGTACTCGGGAGCCGCCCAGGTCGATCTGGGAGTCCGCCCGTACGACCGGATCGTCCAGGTCTCTTTCACCGTCTGGGGGCGCGTCGCAGCTGGCGACATAGACGCGACCGTGCTCCTCCTGGACCGCCCCTACCGAGCTCGCTTCCCTAACGACTCCACCGGCGCTACCGTCACGGTGACCGGGATCCGCGTGGTCCCCGCCGGTCAGGACCCGAAGATTCGCTGCGGATTCACCGGAGCGTACGGAACAGGCGGAACTTTCTCTATCAGCGGAGACTCCGCCTACTCCACCCTGTTCGCACTAGCCCACCCAAGGAGCATGGCCTGATGGCAAACCCCGGACTCATGGACACGTCGGAGCGCGGCCTGCGCTTTATGGACGAGACGGACTTCGTCGGCCTGGCTGAGCGGGTCTCAGCCGAGAACAGCCGACGCGAGTACCTGCGTGACTGCAAGAAGGAGGTCGACGCCCGGATCGACGCCTACGAGGCGTCGGTCTCGCACGAGGCGAAGGACCTCAAGGGCCTGCAGCCCGGTGCCATGGTCGGCCCCGGCGAGCGGATCACCGTCAACGGCAAGACCTACAAGAACGTGGCGCGGGCGTGGCTCAACCCGTTCAAGGCCGGACCGGTCAACTTCGCCGCTGGCTGGGAGGAGCAGCAGGGAGGAGTCGCGTGAGCGTCGGGACAGTCACCGCGCAGATCGCGCGGGAAATCTGCGACAACCAGCCGGTGGGCTACAGCCAGGGCGAGGACCGACGCAGTTGGTACGCCGCCGCTGACGCCTACGGGCGGGTCTCCAGTCCGCAGAGCGCGGACTGTTCGAGTCTGGCCGCCGGGTCGATCTCCTACGGCCTCCACCACACGTACGGCGTCCCATGGGGCCACCAGGCGCTCCTCGAGCCGAACGATTTCTGGACCGGGAACCTCCGGGCCGGTATGGAGGCCCGGGGCTTCGAGGAGGTCCCGTGGGCCGACGAGAACCTGACGCCGGACGGCGGCTTCCAGGTCGGCGACATCGTCCTATCGGCTGGTAACGAGGGCGGCGTGGGTCACGTGATCGTGATCGTTGAGAACGGCTACGATCCGCTAGAGTCCGAGGCCTGGATCGCCGAGACCGGTGACATATACGGCGAGCGCGGCGACCAGACCGGCCAGGAGACCCGGACCGCCCGGTACAGCGGGCACCCGTACACGTTACGTGGCGCGTGGACCTCCTGCCACCGGTTCAACGAGGCGAAGTTCTTCCAGCAGTGGCCCGAGTTCGCGAAGTCCAAGCCCGCGGGATCCCCGACCCCGGCGATCACGAGCTCGGAGCCCAAGCACGCACACGGGATCGACGTGTCGTCCCACCAGGGCGGCCTGAACCTGCGGGCGATCTGGGCCGACTTCGTGATCGTGAAGATCACGGAGGGGACCGGCTACGAGAACCCGTTCTGGCGGCAGCAGGCGGAGGCGACTCTGGCCGCGGGTAAGCGACTCGGCTTCTACCACTTCGCGAACGACGAGGACGCGGCCGCTCAGGCCCGTTACTTCCTGGACCGGGCGAAGTCGTACGTCGGCCGCGCGACTTTCTGGTTGGACTGGGAGGCCGACGCCGTCGGACTCGGTCCTGGCCCTGCGCTGGCGTTCCTAAACCAGGTCGCTGCAGAGACCGGCACCACGCCGGGCTTCTACACCTACCAGAACGTGCTGAACTCCTACGACTGGTCCGCGGTTGCCGCCCGCTACCCGCTGTGGGTGGCCGGCGGCCCGGAGTACAGCGACTACGGCCGCGCCTACTCAGACCCGGCCGTCCCGTCCGTCCCGTACTGGGGGTCTGGCGCCCTGATTCACCAGTACACGGAGGACGGCAGACTGCCCGGCTACTCCGGCACGCTGGACCTGAACCGACTGCGCGACCGGTCCGCGTGGGACGCCATGCGGGGCGGAGGATCGACGGGCTTCCGCCCGGCCCCCGCTGCAGCCACCCCGTCGGTCAGCCCGTACACGGGGAAGAAGAACAAGTCCGACGGCCAAGCCGAGCTCGTGTGTAACGGGAACTTCGGTATGGCGACGATCGGGCGGCTCCAGCAGGTCATGGGGACCACGATTGACGGCGTCCTGGACGAGGACGGCTCCCCCGCGATTGAGCGGCTCCAGCGGTTCCTGAACTCCGCGGTCCCGACCGACACGCAGGAGGCGCTGAACGACGCCCCGCGCCTGGACGAGGACGGCGTCCTCGGACCGGACACGTGGAGGACGCTGCAGTACCTGATCATCGCCTGGCACCGCGAGTACCTGCCGGCCGGTTGGGACTACGCGGACTGGGTGGACGGGGAGCCCGGCCCCGCCACGATCGGAGCGCTGCAGCGCGCCCTGAACAACTCCCGCACAAACTCCGGTCGCCTATGGTGACCGGCAACAGAAAGGAAAACGGATGAAGTCACTGGTTTCGGACCCCTTCGTCACCACCGTCGTCCTGGGCGTCCTGTGGCCCCTGGTGCAGGCCGCCCTGGACCGCCCCTGGTGGGCCCCCGCCCGCCGCGGGGCCCCCGGGC